TTGTTAATAGTAATATTACCGGTGAAAATGCTGCTGATATTGCAGGCAAAGGCACTGGTGTAGGTAATGGTCGTATATCTTTTAATTCGCAAGGTCGTTATGGTTTAATTATGTGTATATATCATTGTCTGCCTTTGATTGATTATACTACTGATATGGTTTCTCCTGTGTTTACAAAGGTAAATGCTGCTGATTATGCTATCCCCGAATTTGACCGTGTAGGTATGCAAGGTGTGCCGCTTGTTTCTTTAACTAATCCATTGAAAAGTGTTTTGAATAATCCTGTTAGTGTTTTGGGTTATGCTCCCCGTTATATTGATTATAAAACGGATGTAGATTCCTCCGTAGGTGCTTTTAAGACTTCTCTTAAATCTTGGATTATCTCTTTTGATAATATGTCCGTTTCCGGTCAGTTCGGCTCTATTGATGAAAATAATCAGCCTACGCCTTCGGTTAATCCTTTAAATTATACTATGTTTAAAGTTAATCCTAATTGCTTAGACCCTTTATTTGCTGTTAATGTTGGTGATACTGTTGATACTGACAATTTTTTGTGTAGTTCTTTCTTTGATGTTAAAGTTGTCCGTAATTTAGACACTGATGGCTTGCCTTACTAGTCCTTTATTTTTTTTTTAATTTTAAATTTTATAGTTATGTTTTGTTCTAAACGTCGTTTAACTCCTTGTGATTCTGATACTACTTTAGTTGTCGGTTCAAAGGAATTATATTGTAGTGAATTTCGTGAGCCTTCACCCGTTGATGATTTTATGTTGAGAGTAACGGAGTTCCTAGCACTCGTTTGACTTCTGATATTTATATGTTGTTTAATCAACAACGGTTGGACCGTATGTCTCGCGAGAGGTTGCTTTCTCACTTTGACTCTCTTACTATTCGTGACCCTAAATTTTCTGATTTGCGTGGTAAACTTGGCGATGAGCAATTGATTTCGTTTGTTAAGTCTCGCTTTATTCAATCTCCTAGTGAGTTGATGTCATGGAGTCAGTATCTTATGAGTTCTTCTGATGAAGTTGTAGCTTCTTTTGCTGCTGCTCAAGCACCCGATGTTTCTGCTACTTCTGCTCCTGAACCTCTTGAATAAATATCTTTTATTTAGTGTATAAAATCGTACATAAAATGTACAAAATCGTACATTTATACGCTATTTCAATTAAATTAACATTTCGCACGTGCGTATTTTGCGCGCGTGTGTAATTTCCGTTTGAAATGCGTTAATATCCTGCATAGTGTGAAAAGATGCAGTCAAGGAACACCGACAGAATGCATCACACACAAACAACAACGGAAATACAAAGGCATTCTGTTGAAATGTGCTAGGAACGACGCACATTTTATTCTGGGATATTATAAGGGAGTCGAATTTGACTCCCTTAGGAAATTAATCGCAACTCTGTTGCGTAAAAGATAGCAACTTTGTTGCGTGTTTTGTTCCGCATGGTAGCGTGCGAGTTGGAGACTC